CCCCGCGCGGGCTTTTTGATTCCTGGAGCACCCCATGGCAAAGCGTAAAAAGGGCGGCAAGCGCTGCTGACCAATGTCCACGACATCGGCTGACGACCCGACCGCCAAGGTTTTGGCGCTGATTGACCGCAAGCTTGCGCAAATGGTCATCAGGTGGTGGGAGCGTGACATCCTCGAAGTCGGACCGCCGTTCACGCGCGGCAAGGCTGAGTTGGCCCGATTGGTTGACGGCCGATGACTTCCATCGGACGCCCCAGCAAGTTTGATCCTGCCTTCGTCGGACAGGCGGAAAAACTGTGCAAGCTCGGCGCGACAGACCTTGAACTAGCCGATTTCTTCGAGGTTCACGTCGCCACCATTCACCGCTGGAAAGCGGACTACCCAGAGTTTTGCGATGCCCTAAAAACGGGCAAGCAAGCAGCGGACGAGCGCGTGGAGCGCAGCCTTTATGCCAAGGCGACCGGCTACACCTTCGATTCGGTGAAGATATTCCAGTACGAGGGCACGCCCGTTGAGGTGCCGTACCGTGAGCACATTCCGCCCGACACCACGGCGGCGATATTCTGGCTCAAGAACCGCCGGCCGCAGGAATGGCGCGACCGTGTTGAGCACACGGGAGCAGGAGGCGGCCCGGTTGAGGTGAGATGGCTACCGCCGTCCGCCGAGTAACGATCGACTACGCCCCGCGCCGTCAGTTTCTGCCGTTTCACAATCGCAAATCGCGCTTTGCCTGCATCGTCGCCCATCGGCGCGCCGGCAAGACGGTCGCTTGCGTCAATGAACTGATCAAAGCCGCCTCGACCTGTCCGAAACCCGAAGGGCGGTACGCCTACATCGCGCCGCTGTTCAACCAGGCCAAGGACGTGGCCTGGACGTACCTCAAGCGCTACGCCTACCCGCTGTTGGCGGCCGAGCCGAACGAGACAGAACTTCGCGTCGATCTGGTCAACGGCTCGCGCATCCGTCTGTATGGCGGCGACAACCCCGACCGCCTGCGCGGCATCTACCTCGACGGGGTGGTGCTCGACGAATACGCCGATATGTCCCCGGCAATCTGGGGCGAGGTGATTCGTCCGCTGCTCGCGGATCGGCAGGGCTGGGCGACCTTCATAGGCACGCCGAAGGGGCGCAACCAGTTTTACGAGATTTACGCCGGCGTGAACGCGGACGGGAAGCCCACGCGCGAGCAGGGCGATCCCAACTGGTTGACCTTGATGCTGCGCGCCTCGGAAACCGGGCTTGTCAACCCGGACGAGCTGGCCGCTGCACGTAAGGACATGACGCCTGAGCAGTACGCACAGGAATTTGAGTGCAGCTTCGAGGCGGCGATCATCGGCGCCTACTACGGCAAAGAGATTCACGCGGCGGAGAATGAGGGCCGCATCACCCGCGTCCCCTACGATCCGGCGTTCCCGGTTCAAACGTGGTGGGACTTGGGCCACGACGACTCAACGTCAATCTGGTTCGCGCAATACATCGGCCGGGAAATCCGGCTCATCGATTACTACGAGACGAGCGGCGAGGAGTTGCCGCATTACGGCAAGGTGCTCGACGCCAAGCCCTATCGCTACGCCGAGCACATCCTGCCGCATGACGCGGGCGCCAAGACGCTCGCAGGCGGCGGGCGAACGATCGAGATGATGCTGCGCGACTTGGGCTTCCGCACAACGCGGGTCATCCCGGTTACGCCCGATGTGCTGACCGACATCAACGCGGTCCGCCTGCTGCTGCCGCGCTGTTGGTTCGACGCCGAGAAAACCCGCAGGGGCGTGGAAGCCCTTCGGCAGTACCGGGCCGAGTGGGACGACAAGAACAAGATTTTGAAGGCCCGTCCGCTGCACAACTGGGCTTCGCACGGCGCCGATGCGTTCCGCACGGGAGCGATTGGCGGAATTCAGCCTCGATCGAACGTGAGAGATAGACCCCGCGCCGGTCACGCCGGCGCCTGGCTGGGTTAGGAGTATATCACATGGCATCGCGCAAAAAGGGAAAGACTAAGAAATGATCAGTCAGCCGTTTTGCCCGTTCATGTCGATCAAGGTAACTGCGGCATCATCGAGCGCGACGACGGCGTTGCCGGGCGGCATCACACCTCCGGCGGGCGGGTTCCAGCTCGTGATCTACTGCTCGGCGAATACCGCCGCGATCGGGTTTGGCGACAGCGCAGCCAATGCCGCTGCGGCCGCTGCGGGCGCATCGTGGGCGCTGAATGGCTATACCTTGACCGCCGGTCAGACGCGGGTGATTACGCTGCCGCCGCGCACGACGCACATCGGCTATATCCGCGACGGTGGATCGGATGCCACGCTATACTTGACGCTGGGCAGCGGCGAGTAAATGTCCAAGTCCGCCGATCTCCTCAAAGACGCCCGCGAGGCGTTCAAGCAGGCATCGGACGCCGAGGAAGAGAACCGGCGCAACGCGCGCGACGATATCGAGTTTGCGCGCCTGTCGGACCAGTGGCCTGCGAAGATCAAGGCCAAGCGGGAGGCGGAATCTCGTCCCTGCCTCACGGTCAACATGCTGCCGAAGTTCATGCGGCAGGTGGTGAACGACATCAGGCAGAACCGCCCGGCGATCAAGGTGCGGCCGGCGGACAGCTACGCCGATGTCAAGACGGCCGAAGTCTACACCGGGTTGATCCGCAACATTGAGCAGCAATCCCGGGCCGACACCGCATGGGACACTGCAGCGGAACACGCCGTCTCGGGCGGGTGGGGCTACACGACTGTCGCGGTCGAATACGCCCACGACGATTCATTCGATCAGGACATCCGCATCAAGCGGGTGGCCAATCAGTTCTCGATCTACGGCGACCCGAACAGCACGGAAGCCGATAGTTCCGACTGGAACACGGCGTTCCAGGTCGAGCTGATGACGAAGGACCAGTTCCGCCGCCGCTTCAAGGGCGCGGATGAGGTCGATTGGAACGACGCGAGCTATCGCGACCTGACAGCCCCTTGGCGAGAAGGCGAGGAAATCCTTGTCGCGGGGTGGTGGACGCGCGAGGAAGTCGCAAAGACCATCCTCAAGCTGTCCGATGGCACTGTGGCGTCCGAAGAGGACTTCCTCAGACCGATCGACGGGATTGCGCGCAAGGACATCGCCGAGGCGATGGGCGTCACCGTGGTCGCGCAGCGCACCGCGCCGGGCTACCAGGTCAAGTTCCGCCTGCTGACGGGCGCGGAAGTGCTCGACGAGAAGGACTGGCCGGGCAAGTACATCCCGATCATTCCGGTGTACGGCGAGGATATCAACCTCGACGGCAAGCGCATCCTCAAGAGCCTGATTCGCGATGCGCGCGATCCGCAGATTAATTTCAACTACTGGCGCACGGCTGCGACGGAGTTGATTGCGCTCGCCCCGAAGGCGCCGTTTGTCGGCCCGGTGGGGGCGTTCGACACCGACGAGCGGTGGGAGACCGCCAACACCGACAACCATCCGTATCTCGAATACGATCCGGTCGGCCAGCCGCCGCAGCGCCAGCCCTTCGCGGGTCTGCCGGCGGGCGCGCTCAATCAAGCGATGCTCGCCAATGACGACATGAAGGCGGTCATCGGCATGTTCGACGCCTCGCTGGGGGCGAAGTCGAACGAGACATCAGGCAAGGCGATTCTCGCCCGTCAGCGTGAGGGCGACGTGGCGACGTTCCACTTCGCCGACAACCTATCCCGGGCGATCCGCCATGCCGGCGCGATCATCCTGGACTTGATCCCGAAGGTCTACAGCGGCGAGCGCGTGATTCGCATTCTGGGCGAAGATGGCAAGCCGCAAAACGTCCAGTTAGGCCCGCGTCCGCAGGCGATGCCTGGGGCGCCGATGCAGCCGCCGCAGGTTCCGGGGCAGCCCGGGACACCGGGCCCGGCGCAGGCCGCGGACGCAGCGCAACCCGGTCAGGAGCCGAGCGTAGCCCCTCAAATCTTTGATCTCACAGTCGGGAAATACGATCTCGTGGTCCAGGCCGGGCCCTCGTACACGACGCGCCGCGAAGAGACGGCGGCGGCGTTGACCGACATCATCCGCGCGATGCCGCAGAGTGCGGCTGTTCTTGCTCCCACGCTGTTCAAGGCCCTGGACGTTCCGGGCATCGAGGAAATCCAGGCGAAGCTCGAACAGGTTGCCGAGCAGTCGAAGCCGCCCGATCCCGCACAGGCGAAGATGGCTGAGGCGCAGGTCAATGCGCAGGTCAAGGCGATGGAAGTGCAGGCACAGGCTAAGGCCGACGCCGACAAGGCCCAGGCCGATTACGTGCTCATGCAGCAGAAGCAGGCCGGCGAAATGCAGTTGGCCCGCGAGAAGGCGCAGAACGAATTCGAGCTGGAGCGTCAGAAAGCCGCCTGGCAGGCCGAGCTTGACGCCTGGAAGGTCACGCAGCAGGCCGACCTTGCCGAGCGTCAGGCTACGCAAAAAGCCGCCCTGGCAGACCGCGAATCAGCGCAGGCCGCGGAGCGGGAGATCGCCGCTGAGACGACCAAGGCGCAGCGGATGCCCAAACAGCCGGACGTTGGCAAGAGCGTTGCGGAAGCGATTCAAGCCGCGTTCACCAATCTGCCGCCGCTGCGGGTGGAAATGCCTCGGGTCAAGCGCACTCCGGTGCGCCGTCCCGATGGTCTGATCGACCACACGATTGACGAGCCGATCCCCGAACCTACGGGGATGATGAACTAGCCCGCGCGGCGAGTATCGGTCGGAGATGGTGAACTAAGCCCGAGCCATCTGAGCACACGCGCCCCGCGGTCCGCCCTGCGGATGCGGGCGGCGGCTTCCCGCAGCGTGCGGGCGTCGCGTTCGAGGGTTTCGATCACGACCAGTTCGTCGGACTTCCTGGCGGCCCGTTCGTAATGGGCGGCGAGGTCATCCAGTCGGTTGAGCAAGCTGTCCTCTCCCATGCGCTGACGGTAGCGCACGGATCAGGGAAATGCACGCAGATAAAGGGTTAACAAATGGCGGTATTGGCGGACGCTGATCGCGCAAGTTGCTACTCGGATTTCGTCGCCGAGTTGGGCCAGGCGCGCGAGTCATTCGGGCTGGTCACGAAGGCGGACATTCGTGCCGCGCTCAACGGTCTCGACGACTTCCTGAGCACCAACGCCGTTTCGATCAATCAGGCGATCCCGCAGCCCGCGCGCGGCGTGCTGACAGCGGCGCAGAAGGCNNGGGGCCTGACGATGGCTTCAGGAAATACCCTCGTCACGCTCTACCCGGCGGACAACGAACCGCCGTCCAGCAACTACGCGACGCTGGACACGCGCAACGGCCACCCGGTTCTGGATTTCGACGACACGACTGCCGAAGCGGCGGTGTTCTCATTCGTCCTGCCGCGCAACTACGCGGGCGGCGGGATCACGGTCTATGTCGGATCGTCCGCGACCTCGGCGACGAGCGGCACCATCGGCTGGACCATCGAGATC